CATCGCCACCAATGCTCATTGTTGTGCAATCAAAAAATCCTTTTGTGTAATCAACAGCGGTTGCGTTTGCCGATGTGCCTTCTGTTCCAATTACAGGCTGATAGCCACTAAAAAACGTACCAGAAGCAGTCAATCTTCCGCCGTTTACTGTTGGATTAAGTGTAAGCGTCAACGTTTCTAATATTGAACTGTGCATCAATCTATCTTCGTCTGTGTCTGGTGATGAAACAACAACACACGCATACTCTCCTGTTGTAGCACCTTCTTCATAAGCAACTGTTCCTTGATTTCCTGTGATTGCTACTGTACCACTTGGACTATCATCTTCAGATACCAATTGCAGCAACATTTGTAGTGCTGCTTCGTTTTCAACTGCGTAGTCGCTAAACGACCATCTAAATACTCCGCCTTTGTACGTTGCGATATGGTCTGTCGGTCTTTGTACTCTTTGACCAGATCGTACTGCATCAGCAAAGATTGAACCCGCAGAAGTGTCAATATCATTAATTTCTGGTGTTCTTATTTTATACAGCGTACCGGATACATCATTTGTCCCTAAAGCATCTGATTGCAGCGAGATATAAGATTCAAATTGTTTTCCGGAATAGACTGTTTTGTCTAAACTTGCCATTATTTAGTTTCCTTTTTCTTTTTTATGATGTACCCGCCATCAACTAAATGTTTTGGTGGATTCTTAATTTCTACTTCTTTACCATCTTCTAACTTTTCAGCAACTTCTTTTCCAAGACCTTGCCAATCGTTAATTGCAGAAAATGATTGAATTTTTTTACTAATTTTAAACTTCATGTGTATATTTCCGTAACTGTGCAATTAAAAGACACGTTTGCTCTCCACACATCAAGATTATCTTCGTCTTGTTCGTAATTAACAGATGCAACACGTCCATCGTGATACTTATAAACACCAGACGGCTTATAGTGTGAATTGTTATGTATTAATCTTTTTAAATGCTCTGCGGTACTTGTTAATTGCGTTTTAACGCTTCTGTATCCTCCACCCTTCATTAACGTATAAATAATATCTACTTCATACGCTCTCGATTGACCAGAAGCAAAATACTCAATCAATGAATCTTCTTGTGGATCAATTACAATCGATTGATTGCCTTTGTGTTCATCAATTACAGGAATCTGAAACTCTTTACGAATAATATCTTGTAAGGATTCTATTACGTTTTCATAGACTACATTTGCGTAGCTATCTGAATCATCTGTGCCTGTTGCAAAAGTTGTCCCTGTTACTGAACTCCAAAGTTCATGCGATTCTGCCCAAAGTGGTGATTGTATGTTTAAAGCCATTAAATTCTTTCAGCTTCAGCGTATTTGACTGCCATTGTTCTTGCACTTACTTCACCAGAAACTTCAAGCTCCCACTCATCGTTTATAGTATAAACTCCGGGTGAAAAACGTACTTGCATACCATGCCCTACGTCTTGGAAACCGCCATCAATTATTTCTGGATCAGTTGATTCATCAATCTTTAGTCCTGTATCATCACCAACATACGTTGCGTATTTAACACTTGATGCACTTGAACTTGCAAAAGTTCCCGCTGTTGTTATAACAATTTTAATCACATCCCAATCAACTGTTGGCCTACCACGCACATCAATTATTGAACCTGTCGTATTTGAATTAATAGAGATTTCTCGTATTATACCAGAATGTTTTGCCATTCCTTCATCTTGCGATAAAGCGATTTGACCTGTGCGAACCATGTCCAAGTATCCTGTGCCTTCTGGATTCATAGCCATCGCCATAAGTTCATCGCCCTTTTCTTTGTCAAAAGGTCTTACAAGATCAGCACACGCAATTATTGCTGTAGAACGCACGATTATTTCTGGATAGTCATTACCTGTGGCACTTGCAGTCCCAACGCCTTTACGAGGGTATATTGGGACAGGTAACACGTTTCTGCAAAGGTCACTTGCTTTTCGTACAGCTTCTACTTTTGTATCGTACCAATCCCTACCGGCTTCTATTACTGAACTATTAAGAAGTGACGTTGAAGAATTTTCTAAAAAGAAACTTAATAACCCTGTGCTTGTGTTATAATTAAACTCTTTATTTGCGTTTGGCGTATCTGTAACCGAAGTCATTTCTTCGCCATTATAGAATAGTTGTGTAACATATCCGGCAGAATAAAGATAATATAAGTCTGTTGTTCCAGATGAAACCCAATCGCTTGGCACTACACGTCTTAAATTGTAGTTATTAATATCCGGAACGATATATTGCAAGTCTGTGTTTGTGTCGCAATATGTAGCTTCGTATGTACTCATGCTTTGTGTATCCTGTCATTTAAATCATTAATATTGACAATCATTGGCTGATCCATATCTTTTATAATACTAATTAAATCAACCAAATCTCTAAAATACGCCTCCGGATTGTCTTGTAGTGTGTTCAAGTCAATTTCATTTGCTATTTCTTTAATATGGCTTATGGTTTCGGGTACGTTCACACTCGTATTGCCCTTCTAAACCAACCAAACCAATACTTCTCTTGTGTTGGCTTTTTTATTACAATGTTGGCAAACTTTAAAACTCTGTACGCTCTTAATCTGTCTGGTTCTAAATTCTTCGATGCACTAATTGTTGCAACGCCTACTCTGCCATCTACTTTTATTTTATAGGTGTTCTTGCCATTACACGCTTGTTGCAATACTCTTGCAGCACCTCGCATACCAAAGTTTACAACCATATCAAAATATACTTCTCGTAATTGATTAGATAGTTGGTCTGCCTTTGAAGGAGTCCAATAATCTTCGTAATAAATCTGTTTTGCTTCTTCACGTGTTAGGTTTTTAATATCTAAATCTGGATATGCTCTTTTAGATATACCCATATTAGTTTCACCACCCGGATCGTCTTTGTCGTTTACGTATCCGCCTTCAGATTCTAAAACGTTGTCAATTATTTCTTCGAAGGTCATTTCCAAGCTATCTTGAGTAATGCTCCCATTACGTCCAAAACTTCTTTCATTATTTTTTTTCGTTCTTCGTTGTCAAGTTTACCATCATCAGCATACGCCTCTTGAAGTGCTTTAAAAACGTCTTTCATTTCTGCAACCATCTTCTTGTATTTCATGCCAACAAATGTTGCACCACCGGCAACCATTATGCCCATAAGATACCAGAAATTTGTCCAATTGAACCAATCACTCATTATATTCTCCCTTTAAATAGATAAGAGATAAACCCGGCAAAGACAATACTTACAACTGAACCAACGCCTTTAATACTTGCCATACTGCCTTCTAACGATCTAACACGACCATTCTGCAATTGAATCTCAAGTTTTGTATGCGTAGCCTCTTTATGGATTGCTTCCATTTTGGATTCAATCCTTGCGAGTCTATCAACAACGTCAAGCCGGTATTCATCTACTTTTGGTTTATTCACTTTTTTTCTTTTTTTGCTTTATCAGCTTTTTCTTTTTCAGCAGTTTCGTAACCATTGATTAAGAAATTAACTTCTGCGATTCTCATATTAAGATTTTCACGTTCTGTTTTTAGCTGTTTAATACGTTCTTCGAACATTTTGCCTCCCTATTTTGTTATTTTACAAAGTACATTTCAACTTTACTTGAAACGTCTTTCATTTTAATCCAATTTGATGCTACCGGCTGTCCTTTAGTAACTTGTACTTGACCGAGCAAACCAATTATATGCCATTCATCTCTTTCTTCTCTGTCTTTATAAGAATCAGCTTTGGTATGATCATAATCAGAGTTTATCTTTTTTCTTTTGTTTTTATCTTCAATAACTTTTGCATCGCTTGGCACAGTTAAATCAGATGGTATTCTGTCAGTATGATATTTGTATTTTAAAAAATACTTTGCTGGAACTTCTGGTGTTTTTTCATCGCCAACTTTTTTACCATCTGGCAATTCATCACCATCAACGTAATATGTTGCATCTTCACCAGCAGTTGAACTTTTTTTGACAAAACCACCAAAATTGGATTCTGAATTATCATCTGCTGCTGAAAAATCATCACGACTTACTTCAACTTTCCATTGTGTCCAAGTAAAATCTTCATATACATACGCACCATAATCATCGGTTTCATACATTCCTTGCCAATGAAATGCTTGTTTACCACCAACTACCGATGAAGTTCCAACAGGTCTAACAACACCTATTGGAGTATCACCATCTTCGCAAGAAACAATTTTATCGCCATCTAATTTTACTGTACTTCCTATTGCAATAGCTTTTCCGTCTTTGCTTTCAAAGTATTCAGCGTAGTCAAGGCTTTGATTAGATGAGATACCTTGTTCGTGTTCAATGCTTCCATTATCTCCCAATCTAAATGTTACCGAGCTTTGTGTACCACTATAAGTTAAAATATGATAATCATTGTTACTTGCTCCTGATCCATAATAGCCATACACAACACCACCCGGATTTGTATCAGCATCATAATAATTTTCTATTGCATAAACTGAACCACTTATAGTACCACCCGCTTCAATATCAATTTCATTATAAAGACCTATTACATTATTATCTGTTGTTCCCCCATCAAAATCAACATAATTACCCAGACCAATCATATAATCTGTATTACCAGCATCTTTTTCAACCATATTCAACATACCATACATATAACTACCATTGGTATTAGAAGTATTGTCTTTTGCGTGGTTGTGGAGTCCATATAAATAACCAAAACCAGCATCTCCGTCATTGTGTTCAAACTTATTTCTTATACCATAAAGATAGTGACTTGTGCCTGTACCACCCGCAGTTTTTTCATTTATGTTTTCAAATCCCGTAAAATTTGCTGCTCCCGTATTTAATGATGTACTTCCAGCTGTAACTGCACCTGCTTGAGAAACGCTGAACCTTTGAGTCATTGTTGCAGTTGCTCCCGCTGTACCACTTGGAGCAGTTTTAATATTTACTCCACCACTATTTAATTCAATGAGTGAGGCTTCGTCAGTAGAAATATAAGTAAAATCACCACTTGTAATTTCTTCTCTAACATTTTGTGCAATCTTAAAAGTCTTACTTGCTCCTACCGCTGTTTCGTGTTGCAATATTCCATTTCCACCAATTTGAACACCGGTTAAATCTCCGTGAAATGTGGTTGGACTTGCTCCTATACCGATATTTCCTGTACTATCGATTTCCATTTTAGAGCTACCATTACCTCTCAAAGTCATTTTATTATTTGAATGGTTATATGAAATACCACCTACATTATCATCTTGTGCATCAGCAAAATATATATTTGAACCTCTGTCATTATCAGCTACTAAAGTTATTCCACTGTCATCACCCGTTTCAAAAATAACTAAATTATCAGCGTTTCCGTTATACGAAGAAGGCGTTGAAGTTCCTATTGCAAAATTTGCACCTAATACAGATATATCTCCCGCACCATCAAATTCAATTCTTTCATCTGAATCAGAAATACCAATAGAAGTATCGTCACCCATTATAATATTAGCACCCATTGTCAAATCTGCTGCCATATTTACTGCTCCATCTATATCAACTGCATCAAGATTGGCAGTACCATCCACGTCAAGATCAGTTCCAACATAAAGTTTCTTGGCTATACTTGCACCACCTTCAGTTCTTAATGCTCCTGTGTCGCCTGTTGCATCTGAAGAATCTGTTGTATCAGTTACATCTAAAATACCTGTTACATTTAAATTATCGTTAACAGTTGTTTCTGAAGTTGAATGCCCAATTGAAATTGGTACTCCAGATGTTGCCGTTCCAATTGTAATTCCATTTGAAGTGTTTGAATTATCAATATTTAATGAAGTTGTTGCATCCAATGAAATTGTTGTTCCATCAACTGCCAATGTTCCGTCAATATCAGTATTGTCAAGATTAGCAGTAGCGTTTACGTCAATACTTCCCTCTAAATCAATATCGCCACCAACTGTAAGATTGCCCGACAAATCAGCCGCACCATTCATATCAATAGTCGTTGCGTTTATTTCTATTTCTGTATCAGAAACTAAATCAAGTACACCATCTGCTGATTGATGTATATAGGTTCCTGTATCACCAAATTCTAAACGATTGGTGCTTGACATCATCAACGCATCTGTTGCGATAGTGAAGCCAAAAGTTGTTCCGTTGTCACCGTCTTTAACGCTGACGTGTGTTGTAGAGTTACCGCCTCCATCACGATCAACGTGTAAAAGTTGCTCGTAACTTGAAGCAATACTCTGTGAGCCTAAAGCTGCCATAATATTCTCCTTAAATTATATTCTGCCACTTGCGTTCTTCATTCGTCCAAGTGTCGTTAATGCTACGCCATAAATCCCTCACCAAACGTGCTGTCTGGTTAGGTACATTTAAGACTGCTAAACCTAATTTTAACATTATCCTACGTATGCGATACACGCACCCGATGCTAATGTAAATCCTGTAAATCTTCCGTAAATTGTCATTCCTTGTGGGAATGTTTCGCCATCAATTGCAGCACCACCATCGGCATCTATTAACGTGCCTGTGCCTGTATCGTCTGGAAACAATTGTTCTGTTTCAGCGACAAGTCCCCCGCTACCAGAAGCAAATACTGTATCTTCTATAAATTGAATTGCGATAAATACATTAGAACCCGCACCACACGTTACTGCGGTTGTTCCGTTCACGAATATTGAACCGGCTTGTCCCATTGCTAAATTTTGAGCTTCTACAACTCCGTATTCTCTCATTGACATATTGTTTCTCCTTTAAATGCCTTGCCGAGCGGTCATTCTCATGGGCATATTGGTTAAATTATTCTTTATCTTTTTTATCTTTTTTTGCTTTTTTTGGCTCTGGCTTACTTCCGTCTGCATTACATTCTTCAAATCTATCTTCAAGAGATTTGATGTCATGTATTCTTTCGTTGTATTTAACAATTACGCCATTAGGCTTTTTAAAATATTTACTCATAATAAACTCCTTTGCGATTAGGCGGGATTGCTCCCGCCCATCACGTTTTTAGTTAATTAATAACTAATTAAGAAACATCGGATAAAATGTAGACACCATAAGCGTCTTTCACTTCAACCTGTCCCCAGAACCCTGTACAGACATACTTTGTCATACGTTCTGATTCTTCTCTTTGTGTTCGTACTCGGAATAAACCTTCTGCACCAACACCAAGACCAACTGCACCTTTACTAAAGGCAAAACCGGCTGCATCTCCGCCAGAACTGACATTTTCATCAATTTGATCTGACCAATAGACGTTAAACCCGGCAATGCTTCCAACAAATCCTGTCTGGAATGCTTCTTCGCCTTTTGAACCCATCATTCCAATTGGACGTGCTGTTGCAGTATCGGTTGTACTTGAACCCGCAGTATCTAATGCGGTGTTATGTAGTAAGGAGATAATTCCTTTTCCACCCCACACCTGTTTTGGTGAAAGTACCAAATTGTAAGGCATAGGTGCTCCGGCTGCTCTCAATTGACGCATTGAGCCAAATATATGAGATAAAGCCAAAGAGCTACCCGCTCCACATTCAGTTTGAGAAAAGGTCTTACCAAGTTCTACAAGATCGTCATCAAGTTTTGCAGCTACTGCATTACCAAGTGCCGGCCCCGCTTGTCCTTCGACATCATCGCCAGAACCCATCATTACGAGGTCACTTACTTGTGATTCGATAACGTGTTCAGAGATTGTTGCAGTACGTGCAGCAGTTGTTATTGCTACCGCAGTCGTTGCAGTTGCCTGTGTAGCAGCACTAACATCACCAGAAGTGAGTTTAGTCCAATCAGAGAACTGAACGTGGTTTGATCCTCTTGCAGCCTGTTTTACAGTCACAAGTGGATACATTACATTACTATGGTTGAACGCTATAACCGCATCACCAATGGTTCTTCCCAGACCACCGGCAGCAGTTGACGTATTAGTTAAAGCCATTGCTTAACTCCTTTTTAATTTATTTAAAAATTTAGTCATCATACGGCTTCTTCAACGTACCCGGCCCAAATCCACTAAAAACACCAATACTATCTGGTTTCTTGCCCTTTTGTACTCGCTCCCCACGTTCTTCATGAATATCAAGATATTCGTCATACGTGACAGAAGAACCTTTATAAGTACAATCAATGTCATTCCCTCCATCTACTGTTTTATGCTGAAGGTCATTATTAGGATCAAGTTTGTCTTTGAATATATTACCCGCCATAACCTATCTTTATATCCCCAGAGTTTTGTGGCGTATTAGCTCTCTTATAGCCTTCGGGATCAACCGAAGCCCATTCTTCAAAAGATGCGTACCCGCCTGTTGATGTTGGTTTTGAATTATCAACCGAAGCCGGTGAAGGTTTCGATGTGACTTTTTTTACATGAGCTTCCAATTTATTAAGTGGTAGCTCACTATAAATCGCACGATCTTCTTCTTCTAACTCCTCGAGTAATGATTCTCGTTTCGTTACTTGGTATTCGTCAAAAGCATCTGCTTTCTTTTTCGCAGCTTCGTATTTGGTATTCATTTCGCTCATAATCTTATCATATTCGCCTTTAGATTCCATTTCTTTAAGTTTGCGATTTTCAGACTCCTCAACAGCGTTCTTCTTTAACGCATCGAGTTCTACTTTTAACGTGTTTTTTTCGTCCACCATTTCACTAAATCGTGCATAAGGAACTTGATTGACGGGCTGCTTTTCTTCACTTGCAGTATCAGCGGTGTCGTGTTTTACGTCCTCGACTTCGACTTTCTGTTCTTCACTCATTTTAACCTCTTGTTTGAGTTAGTTAAGCTTTCAACCAATCGTTATGTTGATTGGTTTACTTGCGTACTTCTTGACGTTCTTGCCAATAAGATTTGTTAAGTTATTAATTATTTCTTTTTGATTCTGCTCATTGACACCGAATATATTTCTTCCGTTGTCTGCATTACCTTTAACTTTTAGTCCATCACGAAACACAATATCAACGCCAATGTTTGAAGGCTTCTGTGCTGATATAGAGTTTAACATTTGCCCTGTTAATCGTAAGTTAGGCGGTGTTACTTGTTTAGATGTACTCACGCCTTTAAGACCGGCTTTACCAGATGCTTTTCGTGTTTTGTATGTTTCTGTATAGCCTTTAAATTTATATCTTTTGCCTTGCTCTGTTGTTCCAAAACCTTTGTCCGAATCTTTGACAATCTTTGTTGCAGCTTTGCCGCCAATTCTTGCCCATGCAGATCGTGGTAAGTTTAGTATATCTTGTGCCTTCATTTAATCATCCACGAATGTCTACAATTAAAACCACCACGTACACCGAAAGGCGTATTGCTTGAGTTTACTTGTGCCTCTGTATATCCTTTAGCCGGTTCGCCAGACAATGTTGATTGACATTCATCTCTGGTTGTTGCATCAAGTGGGCCAACGTAAGTCCATCGTACATCTTCGCCTTCAAATACTTTATGCCTTGCCACATCATCAAACTGTCGTATTCCATCTGTGACTGATACATTTAATTGATGCGTTTCAAGATTAATCGTTTCACTTAAACGAGCTACAATCTGCGAAGGTCTTTCGCCAGATACGATACCCTTGAACAGTCCATCCTTCAAATCGTTGGCGTATGTCGTTGCTTTACCTAACAAGTTCTCTGCTTCTAAATCTTGCAATAACTGAAGTTGTTCGATTGTTGCACCTTGAACTGTTGTGATTCCACGCCTTGCAGCTTCCGTTGCGATGTCTGATATCTGATCCTCGTAGGCTTCCATTAAACCATTGACAGCATTTGTGTAACCACTATCTAAAAGCTCTTGAAAGAAATCTAACTCTTTAGCTATTGCAACAAGCTCTGTATCTGTTAAAGTATCCATACGTTGAGCAATAACTTGTAAGTCGTTGAGCAGTCGTTTCTCTACGTTCTGAATCTGCTTCATAAATCTGTTTACAGCGTTATCCACCTAATATCCTCTGTATTGCTGATTGTGGTTGTTCTGGTTGTTGAGCCTGTGCTTCTTTTTGTTTATTCTCATCAACTCTATTCATTAGCTTTTCTAAATCTTCATCTGATATGTCTGGATTAAAGTGACGAATCAAATCAGTCCTGTCCATCAATCCTTTGTCCATCATAAACTCAAGACGTGCAAATTCTTCGCTCTGGTCAAGTGGAAACTCTACTTCTGCGAAGTCCACCGCATAATTTTCACCCATATCTTTGCCTGTATGTACACGAATAATCTCCCTATCGACTTGATATCTTTCATGCTCCCAATCTCTCCATTTTGGTATATCTGATACACGTGACTCGAGATTCTCCATCTCCATAATCTTCAAGGCAGTTCCACTTGGTGCGTTACCAGATTCATCCCACTTAATACGCAGATGATTGTTAATAGCTGTCTGGTTAGCGAATGATTTACTTACTTCAATCATTTCTGTAAGTGAACCGGGATTACCAACAAAAGAAAACGATGCACCTTCTGGCAATAATAAAACACGATCAATACCAAGCTTCATCTTTGTTGCTTCTTCAATACCTGTTGCAACGGGTTGTCCAAACGCAAAACGCTCTGCCAATGCAATCTCTGTGTTAGCGATACCAATCTGAATAGCTGCACGTATTACATCGGATGCACTTGTTGTATAATCAACAAACGTAACAGGTATAACTCCGTATGGATTTACATTGTCCTCGTTTACTTGTATAACACGTCCCGCTTGGTCAAACTTCATGTGAATACCGGGTACGCCTTCTCTTGCTTCAGACCAGAACACAAATATACGATTGTTGCGGTGGTCACGACCTACTTCATACGACACACCAAAAGGATGTGACTCACCATCTAAATAATATCTTTTGTAATTCGGTATAATATCATACTCTACTTTATCACGTCCAAACTTACTGCGAAACGCCATGCTTCCTGTAAGCCACGCAGTTTCATTGAACTCTCTTGTCACGGAATCCAAGTGATGTGTCATCGCCAGATAATCATCGGCTTGTTCGCCATTAATCATTCGTTTAGGGGAGTTTTTGTATAACATATTTCTTGCACGAGAGAAACGTGGCACAATCTTTTGTGGAAAGACAGGCACTTGTTCTAACGTAGAAGGAGAAAACCATTGCTCAATATGTTGGTCTACGTTCCTGTGATAATAAAAGTCGAGAGCGGTATCTCTTTCTGCGTTCTCTTTTTCTTCAAATCCCTTTTGTGCTGCTCTTACTGATTCAAGAACAACCTTTTCAGAAAGGTCGGGTAACACTATATCGTTAACTGTCATCATGCTTCATATTTCCAATTATTAAATGATTTAGACCTCATTATATGAGCGTCAACTAATCTGTTTGCTTCCCTTTTAAATCTTTTGTCCAAGTACATACCATATACCCACAAACTACCAAATAGAATATTAAAAGCAATTGACACACCAAATAAGAACGTCACCACGATACACTCTCCATTATTCTTCGCCTTGCCGGAAAGAGCCGATTAATACCATATCCGATTGCATCACTCGCATGGGATTGGGTAGAGTCTCTTTTGTCTATATCATTTCCACGCCATACATTACGCTCGAAGTCCATAATTAGATTAGGACAGTTTTCACAAGAGAAGTTGCCTTCTCTAATTAGCTTATTAACTGAATTAACACGCTCACGCACAGGTGGATTAGCTTTAGGTGCTGATATACTATATCCCGGATGCGACCTAATGATTTGATGATCTGAAGCCACAGCAGAAGAACGTCTGGCACTTCCAGAACTATCTGGAAATATCCTTGCTTCTGGGTATCGCTTTACCAATTCTTCAACCATATCATACGTTGTTGCGTTCTTTAGTCTTACCTCATCAAATACGTGTATCCAATTAGAACCAATATAGAATATCTCTGAACTCATCGCATCAACGTTGAAGTCCATTGAAATTCCAATAGGCAATCCACTATTCTTTAGATCGGGACGTTCTACAACGTGCTTTTCCCTATCAAAGTCTTTGTATACTCTGCCTTGTGTAAGATTAACAAACTTGCCATACACATACGCTTCAATTTGTTCTTCAGAGTAAGCCTGTAATAAACTCTGTTTATAGTCATCTGGCAAGTGTGGATTATCAAGCGTAGAAGCCTGTATTATACCAATGTCGAGGTTAGTATCATTTGCAAGATTAAAGCCCCAATTCAATTGTTCTGGCGTACCTGTAAGGTATATCTGCGACTTCTTTGCATCTGGATGTCTTACACGAGCTATCATCTGCTCAAATACCTCTCGCTTTTGTATAAAAGGTTCATCTATAACTGCCCATCCAATGTTCGGGCCACGCAACGAATCTGGTTTATCACCAGAGCCAAGCCATAACTTACCATTCCAATTGTGAAATATAAATTCACTACGTTGCTGATTATAGGTGTAATCAATACCTGCACGATTACAAAGCTCCTTGAGCGTTATAATTATTGTCTTTGTCGCTAATTGATGTGAAGGCGATATATACATTCCCGGAACAGGATTGTTTAAATAACTCATGTACAGGGATTTCAATGCTCCGATGTACGTCTTGCCCGAGCCGTATCCCCCAACTAACAGGACAATTCGATTGGGCATATCCCAAAATTGCCGCTGATGTTTTAGCATACTGTCTTTTTTTATTGTAAATCTCACTCAATGACAACTTCGTCTTTCTTAATACGTTGTTCGACATACTCTCTTGGTTTGCCTTCTACTCGGTTCATATACATTTCAGCAGCTTTTAATGATCCATCTTCTGCCATTTTAATAATTTTGTTTAAAATCTTTTCTTTACTTGTCTTGCCATTATCATCTTCAACGTCTGCAAGTTCTTTAAATAAGTCAGCAATTGAACCATTACGTCCTTTAGGATTACCAGATTGACCTTTTTTAAACTGTGTAGCTTTATTACCAGAACCTTTAAAAGTTCCGTTTGCCCTCCTGTTTACCTCCTGTTCAGCCACTATCTTTTACTTACCAACTGCTCGTTGTGCTGTGCTGTGACTCTGTGCGAATGTCTTACCTCTACGCATTTCAGTTGCCATCTTTGATAAGTGTCTTTTAGTGTGATGTACTTTATGTGTCTGCATCTGTGACTTTTGTGTTTTTGTCAATCCTTTTAGATTAACGCCTCTTAAATTAGTAGCCATACGATGCTTTCTTTCTTCTCTTGCTGCCTTTTTTCTTTGCGGCTTTCCCTTTTTTCTTTCCGTAACCTATTCCTTTTGGCATTATTCTTCCCTTTCTTTTACAGAGTTTGCCCACGTCCTACCCGGATTGCCACCCCATAATCCCCACGATATTGAAGCACGACCATTAGGATCAACTCTCCGATTACGTCTTTCTGCGGGTGTGTCGTGACGTGCAAAAAAACTTATCATTCTATTTATTGTCTGCAATGGTATGTTTCTTCTGGCTGATAAATCTCTTGCTCTTGCGACACCAACTAAAGTACCTCCCTTTTTAGAAACCGGTGCTTTCCTTCTTCTGTCTAAAGCAACACGTGCTGCTTCTGCAACTGCTTTAGGTGGAACGGGCATATTATTTAGCACCATACTTATCATAGTCTGTGTCGTGAAATCCCGATCCTTTTAAAATAAATCTAACAGGTGAAATTACTTTCCCTGTATTGTGTGAATCACACTTTGTACATTGTTCTTTAGAATCGTCATCCATTGTTTTAATGGTTTCCCATACCCAAAGGCAATGATAACATTTATAGTCGTATCGTATCATCTTTCCGGAAAGAGTTACGCTTATTATTCCTGTTTACCGCCTATCATTCGTCTGATTTGCCAGAAATGCGGGTAGGGCAATAAGACAACCCTCTACTATATTAGGGCAATTTAAATGGTCTGAAAGTGTTTACAGGCTCTTTTAAACGCTTGACTTACTGCTTGAGGGCTTATTCCTTTAATGTCTGCAATCAAAGTAAACGAGAAGCCTTGAATAATGTGATAAAACATTATATCCTTCTGTAAATCAGTAAGATGCAGCCATCCGTTCTCTGTTGCAACTGCAAATTTTAACTCCTTTTTATCGTATGAATCTCTTTCGTAAAGATATTCTACACAATTCTTCCAGACGTTTAAATTTTTTATCGCTTTTTCTACTTGTTCAGCAGCTTCTTCGTTATAGCCTTCCATATTATTTGAAAAATTGTTTATAAATTGTATCAGTTAATACGCATAATAAAACAATTCCAAACGCAATCAGAACTATACCAACTCCCATTGATAAGATTGAACCGGCTAATTTAACTATCGCATCCATTAGAAGGGTAGTCCTTCATCATCGCTCTTTGGCTTAAACTCGTTCTTATATGCATAGTGTGTTGCACCTTTATCAGAAGGTTCACGTCTTTCTGCAATAGTTAGGTTTACCCAACCATTTTCTGACATTTCTTGTATATCTTCTAATTTAAAAGAACAGTTAAGTACGCTTCCACCATTGTCAAATTCTTTTTTAACAATTCTACATCCGTTCACGTATTGCTTTTCCATCTTTTTTCTCCCTTCGTTTTTTTGCTTTGTATTCTGCTATTGCTTTACGCTTTAGCATTTTAGATCGTTTTCGTTGTTTTGCAGCTTTATTAGGCATTTATACTCCTAATTTTTTTGAGGGCATGGTTTGCCAACCCCAATGCCAATCTGAAAGACCTAATTTTATTAAGTGTATCCACGCCTAAACCTTATTTTTTTCTGGTTTAGGGTTAGTTTCTTTTAAATTATCTTGGTTTGCCCTCAATTTTTTCCAATCCACTCCTTTACGTGGGAATGGTCTTTTAATGTATTTTTTCTTCGGCACTTTTAGTCTTTAATTTTAAATAAGCAAATAAACCGGATATACTACCACCAAACATTAATAGTATATGCGTTAATCCATGCGGTTCACCACAAAGACCTAATAAATGTTTTATTGTTTCAATCATTTTTGCTCTCCTGTTCAATTGCTCGTTGTAAGTACACGCATAAATCCATAGCCTCCTCTAATGATTCATTTAACCACTCTAATGTGCTTTTACTTACGTTATCAATTGTATTATTGTGTTTTGCGTTTGACTTTACAGCACGATCAGATATTTTGTTAATAAGATTGTTGACTGTTTTATCCTTTACGCTGTGAAATACAATTTTATTTTTCATATACCACAATATCCTTCTTCACACATAAACAACTCCTCTTGATCTTCTTGTAAGTATGCTTCGTTTAAAGGCTGTTTACTTGAATGTAAATACAATTTATCTTTTATATTATATTGAGATGAATCTCTTATAATTTTATCTAATTTTACAGCTTTATTCCACTCTTTTGGATAATTATTTTTTAAATCTTTCCAAGTTTTATTGTTATGATATGGACAAAAAGTACAAGATGATTTTTTAACATTAACAAAATTATTTTTTTCTAAAATAGTAATACAATCTGATCTTGTAAATTTTTTTTCAATAAGCGGGTATCTGTATTTAATATTATAAAGTTGTGATTCTTTCATTCTTTGTATTTCGTCTAAAGATATGCCCAACCACATTTCAGTAGGTTTCATGTGCTGTTTTTTTTTAAGTTTATGTAATTTTCTAACTTCTTGCACAACAACATTTATTTTATATTCACCTGTGCATTGTCGCAACATTATACCTCCAGATGAAGTATGTGCAGGTATTTTTGCAACTCTTGTATTTTTTTTATATCCTTTAATTATATCATTATATATAGATTTCTTTTTTTTAA